TCAAGTCATCAGCTGAGGAGCATCCATATCGGAAAAACCAAATTCCCCACTTTCTTCTGCGGCCGCTGGCGGGGACCAGCTTCGTGCCCTTTAGAGCTGCGTAATGACTGCGCCCATTCAATCGCGAGCCACCCTTGAGGCGGTTAACGAGAGACTTAGGCTGGAGACAGACGTGTGCACGCCATATACGCGTTGCACTCCATCCGCCTTTGTTTCAAACACTTACACCTTCGAGGATTTACTCAAGGTAGTGCGTCGTGAAGCCCTCGACTATGTTGAGGAGCGTGATGCCTTGCCCTCGAAGGACGAACTGCCCCAGCGGAGTTTCTTGGCTGTTCTGCTAAGTTTCTTTGCATGGGTCAGGGAGGTGGTGCGCGCGGCTTTCGCGTTTTCCACCTTTACGCCAATGACGAGCCTTGAAGACATTTTTGATCCGAAAGGCTACGAGGCGTCTCACATCACCACTCGGTCAGGGTTGCGTGCGCACGCGGCAGAGAGGTCAACTTGGGCTGACCTCCTGATCCGCGCTCACACCTTATACCATAATGGTACCCCGACTGAGCAGCCGTTAGTACATGAGGTCAATGCAGGATATGCGACCGATTCGAACACGCGCTTTCAGAAGGCGGCGAGGGCCTATAAGGTTCCTGCTGAGGCACTGATTCGTCAGAACATGCCAAAGCCCGGGGAGTCCGATAGCACTCACCCGTATCTCGCCGCCGCACGTCATTTAACCGTGACGAGCCTTCGTGATCTCGCCAAGAAGGTTCAGGCTGTGCAGGAAGATACCTGCATATCGTCTAACCGCCGCGACAGTGGTGCTTTCGGTGATCGTTCCATCAATACGTTGAAGGATATGGCGCATGCGCCCGTCCCCGCACCCACCGATCTCGAATCGGGCACGAAGGTTGTGCGGACCCTCATGGATTGCTTAGGCTACGAAAATTCATTGGCCAAGCATTCCGGTCACGACATGATTATATGGACTTCGTTCTACCCCGAGCTCGCTGGTAAAACCTGCGAGAGCGTATATTACGCTGACTCCGACACGACTTTTGTCGAGGTTGTCGGGCTAGACAAGGCCACTGCTATTTACAAGAAGCAGTATGCTTGGGATTTTACCGCAAGCGATATAGTTTATGTCGAGAACGAGGATCAATCTGCATTTACGATTTACAATGTCATTCGGTACCCGCAACCCGCCCAGTTGAAGCAAGTGGTGTTTCTTTGTGCTCTGCAAACCGTCAATTTGCCTTATGCAATTGTAGACAGGCTTGTACGTTGCACGAAGGGGCATGGCTTGTCTGAAGTTGGTATTCAAACACCAAAACGGTGTGAGAACGTGGTGCTCGTGCCGCGTGACCCGAAGAGGCCGTATACGAAGGACATACTTGTGATGTCCAACGGCACTCCGGGATGTCCGACTGCTTCGATCAAGTACAAGACGGCAACATCACCCGATTCTTGTGCTACCATGAAGACTGAGGTTTACGACTATCTGAAGTACGTGAACTCCCACGCAGGGCGTGGGTTAACAGTTCATGAAGTGACCAAGCGTCTCGAATTATACGCACATACCAATGATGCGATTTGTGTCCCGGGCTCCGCAGCTTACTGCGAGTTGCTCCGGACCGTCGCATGGTGGGGTGAGCTCCCAAATGTAGTTTACTACGGAGTTCCCTGTGCCGAGAAGGACATTCCAGTTGAATCCGAATCCGCGAAGGCAGTCATGGGCGGTCCCAAGTTGACGGACAACGCCCCCGGGGTATTGGCCAAGTCCCCGGCAGCAATGGATGCTTACGTGGAGAATAAGCTGGAGGGGGCCAAGAATACCACTACCCCTTCACGCGAGTGGATTAGGATCTCCGACCTATGTTTGGAGACTTGGATTGAGAGCATTGCGGCAGAAACCGGCGTTAAGAAGGGTAGCATCCAGCTGGTGGATGAGGAGCTTGTCCTCGAGTCGCGAACAAAGCCTGCCCAGAAGGCCCGTCAGGTTACTGATGGGATGGGTCCTTCCAAGCCGGAGATCGGCCGAGTGGAGAACAAGGTTGAGGCTGCGCACAAGACTGGCGCATGCCCCCGTGGTATCCAGAACCCCTCCCCTGACATATCTTTACAGTCGGGTGTGTTGGGCAAGACTCTGGAGCTTGTGCTGAAGAAGTCCGCGGTTTCCCGCGGTGTAAGTTGGTACAATCCTGGCTTAACGCCCGACGAGCTTTCAGAAGCCGTTACTGAGGCGTATCTTAAAAGCCATATCCACGAACTCCACTACGAAGGCGGTGGCGTCCGTAGCGTGGACTATACTACTGCGGACGAGAAACACTGCAAACATTCAAACCGAATCACCCGGAGGCTCATCGAGTATTTCATTACTACCGGTGATAAGGCGAAGGCGCTGCGTATTTACGACAGCTGCTTTCACATGCCACTCCAGGTTGGTTCGAAGGTCATGTCTTCTGGTTGGAAGAACGCTAGTGGGACCGGCATCACTACCGTTCTGAACACCGACGCTTTTGCCGAGCGTGAACTTGAGACGACATGCGTTGCGATGGTCTTCCGATCTATGGAAGATGAGGGGGACCTTGAGGTGGGCACGATACCAGATGAGCTCACTTATAAGATGTTCCTCAAGCATCTGCGCATTATCCAGAAAACGTGGGCACTTGAAAAGATTGCTACGGTTCCGAAGTGCACCGGGAACCGTGTGATAAGTGTTGCGTATCACTGGATTGGTCCGAAGTTCGGAGACGACGGGCTCGACCCAGCCACGCCATATGTCGACGACGAGATGTGGCAGCGGGCAATGATTTACGTAGATAGGATGGATGGATTCCAGCGCAAGCTTGAGACCACTTCCGCCGTGGCTGAGGAACATGTTGAGTACCTCAGCCGTATCTACCCATGCCCGCTCCCCTCGCCTTCTTGCTACTGCAAGGTCGAGAAGGCTCTCGACAAGATCTCGTTGGCCGTCAACCGCGACCGCGAACGGTATATCCTTAAGCTTCGTGGCTATTGGACGGTTGATAGCCGTACACCCATCGTTGGCGCGTACCTTTCTGCGTTAGCGAGCTTGTACGGGATCGTACTTACTCCACTTGGGGATGGCACACCCCTCTCACCTGATGATTTGGAGGGGCAACTCCGACGTATTTACGAGGAGGACCGCGAGCTCTATATGAAGATCGCGGGTGGGCCGTACCCATGGGACCCTAATTCGAGTGATGAACAATACGCGCAGGTTGCCGAAGACTATGGTATGACTTCGGGCGAACTTCGCGAGTTTGATGAATCGCTTCGGTCCCAAACGACATGGGCGGGGATCCAGTCCAAAATGGTGCCTAAGAAGCTCCTGGACGAGACACAAGCGGATCCTCTTGGCTTGTTTGTTAAGGCTGATCCCGAGGGCACCACGCGCGTTGCCGCGTTTAAAGGTGATGACCCACGGATGAGCACTTTCGAGTCCGATGACGGTGCCGGAGTTGACCTGGCGTTTGATGCAGCACGGACTGAAGCTGCACTGCGTGCACTGGACCTCTGAGCACCACACTTGGGTGGTGGGACTTCTCAGTACCCCCTGAGAAGAAAACTGGTGACGGTTCGTTGTTTACGAGTCGGATTCCTAACACCCTTAAATCCACAGTGCTTGCCGGCACATGAAGCATTGTCTTCTCTTTGCGTACAGCAAATTCACATCCGATGTCAGCAAATGTCGAAGCTATTAAGCTGCGCGATATCGTGCGTTCCAAGGATCCGATGACTGAGCTCTGTAAGAACAGGCTTATCACGACCGAAGCGTGCGATTGGGTCAAATCGGCCCTGGACCCTTTCCACGATCTACAGCTCGACAGCCTTCGGGGTTATCCTGATGTGTCGACTGAGCCCACAGTCGTGGTTAAGGTTCGTCAAGCGTTGACAGTTGCTGCGCCGCCCGGGCTTGAGTCCGGTGCGACATGGGATTGCCACATCGTGCTTTCCCCAATCGACTTTTCACCAGCAGCCGTGCCAGCTACTAGAGCTGCACGCGTCACCCCGTTTGGTGCCGGGAAGTCCGGCGGTGCTGAGACCGCAGGGCTGATCGACTACACCGGCGACGGGGTTGGGAGCACCCTTGCTCGCATGGACGGGCTGTTGGTCAATAGTGTTCCTTCCGATGCCACCCTCGGGAAGAACATGACTTTCACACCTGGGCATTGCCCCTCGACTCCGGGATCGGGATACCAGCTTCAGCAAATCAATCTGGACGAATATCTGGATTTTGATGCAACTGATCTTGGTGTTTACCGGTTGATCTACTCGGGGTTCGAGGTGGTCAACACTACTGCCCAGATTTACAAGCAGGGCGCTGTTACCGTCTATGAGTATGGCAACTCGTATGAGATCGGTGCCTCGCTACCTGCGAAGGTGCGTGACGTCGATGCATCGCCCACCGTTGGTGATGCCGACAGACCCATCTCGCAACCCACCAATTTCTTTCGCTGCCCGCCCAACACATTGGCGGAAGCAAAGATCATGCCTGGATCGCATTCTTGGGCGGCTCAAGATGGCTGCTATAATACAGCCAAGTTTCAAACCACGAATGCTTTTCAGGGCATGACCCGGCGCCCCTGGGCGATTTGTCAGAATAATTTGACTGGTCCAACGGATTCGGGCTATCTAGGTAATGGATATCTCGACGGATCTTTCATATGTGACAGCTCCCTTGTGCGCACGGACAATGCCAGGGACACTTCGCCTCCTTCCACACCCGGTACTTACTCCGGCCCTGTTCACTTTTCGCAGATGAACACGACCGGTGCCTACTTTACCGGTTTGTCGGCGGAGTCGACATTGTTTGTCACCTGGCGGGTGGGGATTGAGCGTCTACCTGCGGCCAACAAGCCTGCGTTTCTGGCACTCTCGC